TTCGATATGTGGCTTCCATCAATTTCTGCAGCAGATGCAGGAATGTGGTTGAAAGTCCAATGTGGAGTTGCTTCTGGTGGAGCTTCTATCATAATAACCGCAGCTAGCGGTGATTTGCTTGTAGGTAATGTATTTAATACAAAAGCTACAGATGCTGTCGCCAATAGAGTTTATTTTGCGGCTGATGGAAGTGATGATCTTATACTTACTTTAGATGGGACTACTACAGGAGGCCTTATTGGCTCTGAAGTGTTCTTGCAAGTAAATAAAGATGGTTACTGGAATGTTAGTGGACAGTTAAATGGTAGTGGTTCTTTAACCTTTGCTGGCTATCCTCACTAAGATATTTTTTTGATCTTATTAATACAATAAACAATAAATTATTAAGGAGCTATATATGCCAACACAGAAATCTACTAAAGACAGCAAATTATCATCATTGAAAAAAGCTGTTACATCTAAAAAACAAACAGAAACTGTAAAGACTGTTAAAAAAACTAAATCAACTAATACACAAAAGGTTGATGGTATTTTTGAGTCAGGTGATATTGTTTTATATTCCAAGAATGGTAAACCTATTCAAAAATGTAAAGCGGTTGTAACTACCGGTAAAGATGTTATAACTGCAATTGTTCTTGAAGGTGGTGGCCAAAAGGGTAAACTTAAAACGTTGGAACCTGGGCGAACAACTCACTATCGAGGCGAAAAAATACCAAATTAAACGCTTTTATATGTTGCCATTCTGGCCGAAGTTCTATATTTATAGATAAATTAGGAATTAAACTTGGGATTTTAGAATGGCAACATTTGCAAACACAACTAGTCCAACCCCATTTGGGTTTTTCGATTCAGATTCTGCATTTCAGTCAGAAGCAGATAGTATTATAACATTTGTAAAACGCTCTTTAGGCGATGATATATTATCTGTTGAGTTAACAAAAAAACAAATTTGGATGTGTTTTGAACGATCATTTCTTGAATTCGGATCAGTCGTAAATCAATATCAGGCACGTTCTAATCTTACATCACTTATCGGAATGTCTACAGGTAGTTTTGTTTCTGGTTCAAAAGAAGTTGGGCCACACGGAAAGGAACAATTAGTTCCTAGAAATACACTACAATTTTTAGGTCGTCAGGCAGAACCATATGCAATGGAAGCTGGTCTTGGTGGCTCATATAACATGATATCTGGTTCAATTGAGCTTGAAGATAATAGACAGGATTATGATTTACATACAGAGTTAAAAGATGCGGATGAAAATGTAATATTTGATACCCAAGATTCTGGTAAAAAAACAAAGATGAAAATAAGTGAAGTATTTCACTTTTCACCACAAGCTAATTTTAGATATTTTGGTTCAACATCAGGTGTAAGTTATCTTGCAAATGAATTTGAATTTGAATCATTTACTCCGGAAACTATTTTTTATGTATTACCTGTGTTTGAAGATATTTTACGTGCAAGCCAAATGGATATTTCTGCACGTGTACGTAGATCAAATTATTCATATAAAGTCATAGGTACCAAGATTAGGGTTTTCCCTACACCAACAAACACAGGTAGGATTAATCCACCAAAAAAATTGTATATTCGAGTATTACTCGCCCCAGATCCATTTTCACCATCATATGATGATAATACAATATATGGTGTTACTGATTTGTCTAATATACCATATGGTAATTTAACATTTTCAAAGGTTAATAGCATAACTCGTCAATGGGTTAGAAATTATGCCTTTGCATTATGCAAAGAATTATTAGGTTTAATACGCAGTAAATTTAGTAATGTACCAATTCCAAATGCTGAATTAACATTAAATGGTGATGCATTAGTAACACAAGGTCGAGAAGATCAAACAAATCTTAAAACAGAGCTTAAAGAAATGCTTGAAACAATGACATATGACAAGTTGATTGAAATGGATGCATTAAAAGCAGAAAATATGCAAAAACAATTAAAATTTATACCAGTACCTAATGGTGCTGCTATTACAATGAATTAGGGGGTTTAAAGGTGTCTCGGCTATTTATAACACCAAGAGAAGTTGATTTTATTAGTGATCTAACAAAAGAACTCTACAAGGATGTGTTGGGTCATAAGATATATTATTATTCAATTTCAGTTACAAAATCAAAAATAAATGAATTATATGATGAAGCAATTGAAAAAGTATTTGAAACGCCAATTGAAATAGAAGCAATGATTGAATGGAATCCTGAAGAAGTAACGACGAATTTATTTGGTACGGAAGAAAAAACTAGGTTAACTGCATTTATTCATGTAAGGGATGTTATTGATAAAGGTATTCAATTATCTGAAGGTGATTTCTTTAGTTTTGGTGAGAAGTTTTTTGAGATTACAACATTTACTGTAACGAGCAATGTATTCGGCCAAATTGAACATCCGGTTGGTTATAAATTAGAGGGTCGTGAAGCACGCCGTGGGCAATTTGTATCAACTGTATTTGGGCCAACAAATGAAAAATACACTGATGAGAATGCTGTTCAGGATACCTTTGTACAACAACGTGGTGAACGTATGAATCGTGAAGGTGAAACCGGTGATAAACGTGCACTACAGGATAAAGGTGTATTGGAAGCACCAATTACGGGTCCAAAGACTGTTTCGCCACAAGGAACAACCACAAAGGCTGGTAGTTCATTTTATGATGAGGAATAAAGAAAATGTCACGTGATCGTATAATAACTGATGCGACAGATAGACAGTCTGCTGATACATCTGTAACTAGGGAATTAGTGGGACAGAATGTACCTACTGATTTTTCAATAGCCCCTGTTGGTATAGAAGATATTGATCGTGCAGTGTTTGAGATTTTTGATAAACAAATTAAACATGAAATTTTTGTTGATGGTGAACCAATTCTTAATGATGGCCCAGGCAATGTACAAAGAGTACCAGTTATATTTGCAACAGGTGAAAGATTTGCACTGGTCAAGAGAAAACGACCGGTTCGTGATAAAAATGGTCAGATTATTTTACCTTTAATATCAATCAGGCGTACTGGGTTTGAACAAGGTGTTGGTTTTGGTAGGGGTGTTGCACAAGATACAGGTGGTTTTAAGATAAAAAGACGATTATCAAAAAGTGATAGAAAATACCAATTGGTATTGAATAAACTTGGGATTAAAAACCAGGATAATCTTGCAAATGATAAAAATTTTGGTGATTTTCACAACAAAAAAGATTCACGTCCGGATAGAATTGCAAGTAGAAGAAGACAAAAATCGAGTGTTCGAGTACACTCGGGGAATCTGTTTAATACGGAACTACATAACAATATATTCGAAGTCATTGAGATACCCTTTCCGCAGTTCTATGATGTTAAATATGAGATTATGTATTGGTCACAGTATACCCAACATATGAATATTATGCTTGAACAATTATTTTCAGCATACCGAGCCCAGGGTAATCAATTTAAATTAACAACCGACAAGGGATATTATTTTATTGGGTTTATTGGTGATTCAATTAGCCCACAAGATAATTTTCAAGATTTTTCTAATGAGGAAAGAATTATACGACATTCTTTTGAAATAACGGTACCAGGATATTTAATAGCACCAAAAAATCCAGGTGATATGGTATCACTTAGGAGTTATATGTCGGCACCACAAATAAATTTTGAGATGTTTGAATTAAAACCTAGCAGGGTACCTGTACAACGAGAAAAGCGTTCAGCCGTTGGTACAGGTGATATTGATAAATTTACATTAAGTGATGTATATGCTATGGATAAACACGGTAATATAATTGACGAGAACAGATTTGAACCACAATATACTCGGGTTTCGTATGTTGATCCAGTTACTTCTGAGAAAAAAAGTAAATTGGTACGTGTAAAAGATAGGAATCAACGTAAGGGTGAAACAATTATTGATGCGAGTGAATTAATTGATATGGACGAATTTTCATAATTAGATTATGTATATGATAATCATTCTTTTTAAGTTTTTTCAAGTTTAAAAGCATAATTATATAGTAGATAGTAGGGTAAGGAGCAACTAATGGCAAAGGAACAGACTTTTAATTCACCAGGTTTTTTCGAAAGAGAGATTGACCTATCAGGGCGTAAAGAAGAACCACTAGGGGTAGCATGTGGTATTGTCGGTACCGCGAAACGTGGTCCTGCATTTGTACCCGTAACTGTTGGATCATTTGATGATTTTGAATCTAAATTTGGTGGTTTAGATTCTACACGATTTGGACCGTATGCAGTTGAGAAATTTTTTGAAGCAAAAACAGGTCCATCAGCAGTAACATATGTGAGAGTACTTGGCGCCGGCGCAAATTCAACTACTACAGATTTTAAAAATACAAGAAATAAAGGCATTGTTAAGAGTGCAGGTTTTAAGGTTGCAGGTACTGCTAATACTGATTATAGTGGGCATACAGGTGTTGCACAATTCCTAGTTGCCCGTCACTTTGTAAGTGCTTCTGAGGCACACTGTAATCCAGAATTTACGGATAATAATAGTTTTTTCCAAGGAAATCACTCCGACAAGAATCAAGTTCATCTTGTTAGGGCAGTATTATTCACGGCTAGCGGTACGAGATTTCAGGTAACAAGTTCTGGTTATAATATGTCTAATTATGATCCATCTCCTGCCAACGACCAAGCAAAACATCATAATTATAACCTTGCATCCCCCGCTGCTACAGATAATGATTATTATAAAGAAGGTGAATTCCTGCTTATACTATCGTCATCAGCAAATGGAACGTGGAAAGAGGGTTCTGGCGCAAATGTTAAAAATGGTCTTAGGGTTTTAACCGCATCACTCAACCCGGCAAGTCCAAATTATGTTTCACGTATTCTTAATACTGACCCATCTAGGTTTAATAAGGAAGAACACCTATTATATGCGGATTTTGCAGTTGAACAGGAAGTGGCGGCAGTTGATACTACACTTTATAATAATGAAGCCGGTGACCACCACCGTGGTGCATTTTCTGTAGCACTTTGTTCAGGTTCTGCAGGAACTTCTAGTACATCAGGTCATACTACTTTAACGTGGCGTGAGGCATATGGGCGATTTGATACAAGGTATACAACTGCCAGAACAACAATGTTTATATCGCAACCTTACGGTAAAAAAGAATATGATTTATTCTACCTGGAGGCACTTGATGATGGTGCATATCCTAACGAAAAATACAAGTTATCTATATCAAACATTCAGGCCTCAACGGATCCAAATGATCCTTATGGCACTTTTACTGTTGAAGTTCGTGATTTTTATGACACGGATAGAAATACCCAAATTTTAGAATCATATCCTAAGTGTAATCTCAATGCAGGTTCAGATCAATATGTTGCAAAAGTGATTGGTGATAAAAAAGCATATTTTAAATTTGATGCTGAAGATGAAGATGAACGTAGATTGGTTACAACAGGCAAATACCCGAATAAATCATTAAGGATTAGGGTTATTATGAGTGATGAGTACACAAACGGTGCAGTTCCATTAACTGCGGTGCCATTTGGCTTTAGGGGTGTACCAACGTTATTAACAAATACAGGTTTGTCTGATGATAAAGCCTCCCCAGGTGGAATCCGTCTTGGGATGTATGTTTCTGGGTCACGGGTATCTGAATCACCAGCTGGAATCTATAATCATTCATTAACTGGTTCAA